TATCGTTTACTTTAGCCGCTATAATTGATGATGCACTGGCAGTTGAGATACTAGAGACTGATTTCCGCTGACTGCTCTTAGCATAAAACATCACTGTACAAGGTGTACCATAACTATTAGAACCTATATTTATATTCGATGATACTAAGTTAAAATATCCTGCATTACTGTATGAACCGCTGTTCTTTCCGATGATAATAGTAGGATTTGTGTCTGAACCAGTGCAACTTACAACCGGATATGACCCGTATTTTACATTATTGATATCCAAATTAATGATTGAAACATTATCTGCATTTATAGTACCTGCAGTAATCTGAGTAGCGTTTATTCTTCCTGCATATACCCAGTCTGATGATACCGACTTAGCAACTATATTAATTACATTTACCTTATTGGCATCTATTGTACCAGTAGTAATGTTTGAACCATTAATGACTGTCTGGCCAGTATTCTGTAAGTTGTTAAAGGTAACATATCCAGTAATATTAATAGCTGATGCAACTAAGGATGCAACTCGGCTTGTAAGGGTGAAATTACTGGAAGATGAACCACTTGCGACAAGCCAACTTATCTTATTTGCAGTCTGTTCCACCTGTGAAATCTGTGTCGTTACTCCGTTTATTTTCTGTGTGACTGTTGATGTAATACTTGCGGCGGTTTGAGATACTACAGAGTTCATTTCTTCCGTGGTGGAATAATTAGAAAATTTACTGCTTACCTCCGACCTAATTTCGGTTGCTGTCTGTGTTATAGACGATGAATTAGCCTGTATTTGCCCCTGTAAATCGGTCTGAATACTAGTTACTTCGGAACGTATTTGAGTGGCTGTTTGAGTAATCAAAGAGGTGTTTTGAGTTATTTTACCATTCAAATCTTGTTGTAAGCTTCCTACTTCCATCCGGATTTGAGTAGCAGTTTGAGTAATTAGACTATAATTACCCTCCAAATCTTTTACAAGGCTATTGATTCCCTCACCATAGGATTCAATTTGCTCATTATATATCTCTGAAAAGTTATCACCGTCCAGATTTTCAAACATATATCTAAGATTTTCATTCATTTGGAGTAACTGGTCATATATCTTCTTGGCATAGGTCCTTTCTTGAAGATTGTTATAATCTATTTTAGGAACCGCAAAAGAAAAGCTTGCCATTATATATCACTCCCCTCTGATGTTACTTTAACAATAGCATAGAGTTTAAAAGCACCAGTTCCATTTAATCGGATTCTATAGTGGTCACACCTTTTCGTAATAATTGGGATTGTGTAAACCTTATTCTTATCACCAGTTAAGGAAGTAACCGTATTCCATACTCCACTGCTATCATATTGAATCCTGATTTCAAAAGTGGAGTTTGCTTCTAATTCAAGTCTAAACTGCAATCTTGATATGTATTTCTTCATAAGGTTATAGTCCGCTGTATCTCCAAATTCCGCATACCATTCAATAACTTCCTGGTCATTTCCTTCAATGGTCATGAGCCTATTACTAGAATCCACATAGTATAAAACACCCTCATAGTTGGTAAAGTATAAAACCTGCGTGTTATCCTCTTTGTTCCAGATACCAAGCTTTTCATTGAAGGTAAACAAGTGCCAGGTACTATTTGTATCTTTCATGGAAATGTAATACTTATCACCATAGGAACCGGCTACACCATCAATATATTTTTCTTCCCCTAATTCATTAGATACGCTTTCAGGTAGCCCACCGGCATAAACGACAACACCATTTCGGGATAAGTAATATAAAGTTTCATTTACAAGTACAATTGACTTTTCACTTCCCTTTGCCACACCACGGCAGGGAGTATTGTATATCTGAAAATTAGACGGTTTACTGCCGTATACTTTATGTATGCAATCCTCTTTAAAAAATAATACATGCCCAAGATAGGTATATGCTCCTGTGAAATCTCCGTCAGTTCCTACGGTAACTGCATAACTATCAGTGCTGATACCTTCATAACAATTCCAGTTAAAAGGGTCACCTAATTTACTGGCATAGATTTCATGCTTAGAACTATTGCATCCCCATAGACGGTTTTCACTTTCCGTGAAGTATTCCATGTTAGGCACATCTCTGCTTACTGATAATCCCCCACTCTGCGAACCGGTTCTTGTTAGTGTCCCGATAATAACTATGAAGTTGCTGCTTATATACTGAATAACCGCCGTCTTGTTAACCTCTGAAATATTACACCCACTAATCGTAACACCATCAATTTTTTTGAATCCATCACCTATACCGGATGCTGATATCTTAATATATACAGAACTTGCAATATCTTTTGTATTGCCATCTGCGTCACTTCCTACAACAGATACACTTCCTGTAGCATAAAAACTATTTTCTAAGCTACCAAATATACCATCTGCCGTATTGTAATATTTTTTATCTGGGAATATGAGTATATATGCACCCATAGAAGCAAACTGCTTAGGGGTATCCGATACCGTTCCTTTGACTACTCCGTCATAATAGAAACTTGAACCATCTACCCAAGCAAGAGCATTTTTATCACACAATCCATTTGGTTTAGATAGATGCCTTACCGTTCCTCTGGGCTTTCTAGATGCCAATACAGGGTATAAATCTGACGTTAAGTTTTTCATTTCGTAAAACTGATTGTTTGGTATAGATTCCTTATGATTCAAACCCTTAAAATCCTGCTGAATTGAACTGGATGAACGTATTTTGTTTAAGTTTGGTAATAACATATCTCACCTTCTTACTTTGTAAACTGTACTGAATTTAATTGCAATGGCATGTTATTGCGGTTATAGTGGTCAGAATACAGCATGTAAGCTACATTATACATTGCAACCGAATTGTTATACCTTTCAATTTCAGCGTTATTAAAGTCGATTTGAGTAAATAGATACTTGATATATACATCACTGTACGGGTCTGGAACTAACAGCACCGTATCCATTGGGGTAGAGGTATCATAAGGTGTAAAGGTTATATCCTCATACCCCTCATGCGTATCAATTATTTCTCTCTTTATAATGCCATCAAGAGTTGACAACCAACCTATCTTGTCAGGAGCTTTGAACATATTAGGCTTAAGGTTGTCGCATTGTGTTATAGCTTTTTCTATTGTCAAGGTAAATCCTCCTTTTGAAAAAGGGAAGTCAACGAATCAACTTCCCTTTTCATCACTATTTTGGTACTCCGTCTGCTTTTTCTGTTTCTCTTTCTATTAACTCTGCCGTAAGCCGGTCTTGACGATCCGAATTATCCAGTACCTCTTTTACAAAGTCAGGAACTTCAACTTCAACACCTCTTTGTATCTGGTAGCGAATACCATTAACAGCAACAAACACATCATCTTTATATTCGCCCTTATCCTTGAATAGCTTAATTTTTACCATCTTAGGGCTTTTATCACCTTCCACTTCTTGCGGTGTTGATACTGTTGTTTCCTGTGTATTTGCAGGAGAAGTTTCCTGTGTATTATCCGGTTGTAAAGCATCATCTTTTTTATTAGCCATAATTAGCCACCTCCTAATTTGCTGTTGCTGCTGCGGAATATGCAGAACAACTTTCAATTCTTACCATGTATTCCTCAACCAATCTTTTTGCAACCTTTGTAGCTTTCCAACCAGCGGATGAACGTTGATTTAAAGGGTCATTTCCGTATCCTAGCTGTTTTACAATATGCTGCAAACCACCGCCCTGAACTTCTGTAACTCCGAATGCATTGGACGCAAGTACTAATGTACTGAATACTGCAAGACCTGCCGGGCAGGTTTCATCTTTCCAAATCTTCGCTTCTGAGGTTTCAACGAATCTTACACCGCCAATCTTACCAATTTCACCTTGATAGATATTATCCGGTGTAGCATACTTATGTACATCAATCCATTCAGGGTCTCTCATTAAGTCATAGGACACATAAGGATGAATAATAGCAACGAATGAATCGTCAATAGGATTTGCGTTCATGGCTGCCAACTGAGCCTTTGCTCTGAATATAAGGTCTACATTTATTTTACAGGTCGCATCTAGTGTAAGACGTGATGTAATTACCGTACCGTCTGCTTTTGGTGCAAACATAACACTTGTGCCGCCTGCTAATACCTCTCTGGTAACTGTATCTAATGTTCGTCCGGATTGAGAGCCAAGTAATTTAGTAGCCTGTACAACATTATTATCAATAGCTGTCAGGTCTAATAAATCGGATAACTGTACATAATCACCATACTGGTCAATAGTTGCGGTCATTGCAGATACATTAAGTTTGTTACCATTAGGGGTTACACCTTCCGTTATGGGTGTTGTTGCCTTTTGAAGCGGTGAATACTTTCTGAACTCTATCGTTTTACCGCCATTTTTAGGGATAGGGTACTTATCACCAAATTGGTCATGTACAAGCTTTGGTTCTGCTAAATCAATCAGCCGCTTTTCATAGTAGGTTTTCATTTCCGGGGAAAGGTCATTACCCGGATTGTTCAATGTTGTGGTCTGAGTGTTTGCATCAAACATTCTCAGATTTAAGATTAGGAATGTTCTTGCAATTCCTTTTTTGATTTTATTCATACAATAATCTCCCTTCTTTTTAGAAACGAATCTTTTCACCTCTTAGGACACGCTTTTCTATTTCTTCTCTATCCTTTTTGGTTAATTGGTTAACATCTTTCTTTACTAAAGCCGGTGCTACCTGTGATAAACCATTCTCTGCAGGTCTGTTTCCTCTGGCTTGAATATCTGATACAACCTGCTTCCTTACCTGCTGTGCCGTGTATTGCATTGCACCGCCTATGATTTCATCCTTATGTATTACTTCATATGCGGTCTTGACATCAATTCCATTCCTTAGCAGTGATGTGAACTGTTCATTCTGTACCTCATTTTCAAGACTGAAAGATGGATATACCTGTTGTAATTCTTCACCCTGTTGCATCCACTGAGAATATATCTGACTGGCTTTTTCCTGACTTTCTCTTGCTTCAACAGCTTTACGGAGTTCAACGTTTTCTCTCTCCATCTTTTTAATAGCTTTGAGTTGTTCAACAGATAGACCCTTTTCGGCAGCTTCATCCTCATAAAAGCTTTCATCCTCTTGGATAGCCTTTGAAAGATTTTCAATGTCAGATGCATCAACACCATACTTTGATGCAAGCATTTCCAGTACCGGATTAATAGAAGTTACTTGGGTTTCTAAGGCTTTCGTTTCCTTAAAACGTTTATCAATGATAGACTGGGTACGCTCTCCAAACAAATCCTTGTATTCTCCACTGATAAGCTTTTCAAACTCGGCTTTTCTTTGTTCGGCTGTCTTTTCAACAACCTGTGTTTCTGACACAGCGGCGGCCTGTGCTTCATTATCTTGAATACCATACTTAACATTCGCCACGTTCTCCCCGGCGGCAGGAGCATTGCCATTATCGCCCGTTGCTGTTCCTGTACCTGTCCCCGTTCCGGCACCATCGCCATCAAACAATTGCAGATTCAGGGTAATTCTTTCTTTTTTCATGTGTTTACCTCCATTCATGGTCTTTCCCAAGAGCCAGGTACTGTCTGTACCATCTGTAAATAGTTTATAAAATACTCAAGAATCTTTCTCCCCACTTATTCAAGAGATATATAATCAGGGTATTTTTCTGCCAACAATTCGAAACCTGTATATACTGTTTCGATTACTGTTTCAATTTTCTGTGCTGCACTATCTATGTAATTAAAATCCATATTTACATTTCCATCCTGCAATTCCATATAATCTATCGTTATATTTCCTTGCATTTCTTCATCCATAACGCACTGTGCAAGGGTACTTGTCAGCATAGATACAGCAGCACATACAATATCATTGCCGGGGCGGTAACCTGCATGACCTGTTATCTCAACCAATACCCTATTATCAAATTTATCAATCTTTATAGTAGTCATAGTTCCCCCTAACTTGGTTTTGCTGTATCAACAGCCCTTTCCTTTGCAACGGTTGCCGTATTCCGTTTTGAACTCTGTAAGGCTTCCCCTAACGGATTCGTGCTTACGCTTTTACCTGTATCTCCACCTTGGGGCATTGGCTGTTGCATACCTACTTGCCCAGACTGCATCATGCCCTGTGCTATAGTGCTACCGGTTAGATTATCAACTATAGCAGCCATTTGAAGCATTTGAGCCTGTAACTGCTGTACCTGCATTAATAAGGTCTGATTCTGTGCTATCCTCTGCTTTATGGCTTCCTTACCCTCAAAATCCATCATTTCAAGTGCTACAAGTGCTTGGTCTGCTAGTTCCGGATTGAAGAATCCTAATCCATAAAACTCCTTCGCCATTTCGTTTTGGGCAACCTTTGAAAATGGATTGCTTTTATGAGATTTTACCTTAATATCAAATATTGGCATCCGGTAAGACTGCCCCAAACCAAAACCCATATCAACTTGCTGTTGTCCGATTCTTTCATTGTCATATTGGACAAACTCCATTGCTCCCTGTTCTCCCATGATTCTAAATGAACGAGGTTCAGAATAGAATTGACGGATAAGTTCT